AGCCCACAAGCTGGACAATGTTAATGAATCAGATTGCTTTTGTCAAAAGTAATCCGACAGTTTGTAAGTCCTTGGTTATCGATACCATCGACTGGGCAGAGCGTCTCTGCATCGAGCATATCTGCGCTAGCCATAACAAGAAAGGTATTGAAGACTTTGGTTACGGCAATGGCTATACCTATGTATCAGAGGAATTTGGCCGATTGCTGAATCGGCTTCAAGAGTTAGTCGACATCGGTGTGAACGTGGTTTTAACAGCACATGCCCAAATCAAAAAATTTGAGCAGCCAGATGAAATGGGGGCCTATGATCGCTGGGAATTGAAGCTAGGTAAGAAGACCACCTCTCAAACAGCGCCGTTAGTAAAAGAATGGTGCGACTTACTCCTATTTTGCAACTACAAGACCCATGTAGTTGCTTCCGACGACAAAGGCAAGAAGCATAAGGCCCAAGGCGGAACCAGGGTCATGTATACCGAGCATCATCCTGCGTGGGATGCTAAGAACCGCCACGGATTGCCATTCGAAGTCCCATTGGCGTATGGTTCAATCGCCCACATCTTCGAACGCCAATCGCAATCACCACAGCCAAATTCAACGCCAGTACAACCGGCTCCTAAGCCAGTACAACCTGTGCAAGCAATGCAACAAACACCACCTGCCACTCAACCGCAACAAGCACCTATGCAAGCCCCTACTGCAGACCCTGTATTAGCCCAGGCAGTAGCAGAGGCTCACGAAGCAGAGCAAACCGCACTCTTTGGCGAAGGTATCCCAGATGCTCTCCGAGATCTAATGAGAGCTAATGCAGTGACTTCTCAAGAAATTGAACGAGCGGTGGCTGAAAAAGGACTATATCCGTTAGGTACCCCAATAGCAAACTATGACCCTGCATTTATCGACGGTGTCCTAGTAGCAGCATGGGACCAAGTATTTGAACACATCAAGAAAGATAGAGAATTACCATTTTAGGAGGAAGTGCAATGAGCCAAATCAACTTAAATCTATCTCAGTTAGCAAATGGAGGTGTTCAGGAGAAGATAAACTCCGAATTAGAAAAAGTCTTAGATAACATCATGGACCCAAATACTAGCCCTAAAGAAAAACGGAAGCTTGTCATCACCTTAACCTTTTCGCCTAACGAAGACCGCTCACTCATCACAACGGAAGCTAATATCAAGCCTAGCCTAGCAGCACAAAATAATGTATCAACAATGATCATGGCTGAGAAAGATTGGAAAACAGGTGAAATATACGCTAATGAACTTCAAAGCGGAGCAAAAGGCCAAACTTTCTTCGACAATGACGGTTACCTTCGGACCGACACAGGCGAGTTAATCGAAGATAAAGCGGAAAGTTCAACAATCGTAGACTTTAATAAAAAACGTGCCTCTAACTAAGAAAGGAAGCAAAAATCATGTCAGAAAATATTAAAGAAGCTTTAGAATACGCAGTCGACTTATCAAGAGATGCTGAACCTATTTTGGTAGATGACGCAGGAGATGAGTGGTACGACGGAAATCGCTATAACATGAAACCATTGGAGTCACCGGTTTACCTACCTAAAACAATGGAGCTTAGCACATTGACTGGTTTGGTAGACTATATCAAATCAGGGCTCAATGAACTCAACGAGCAAAATCTAATTGTTCAAGTCGCGGGTCCGCGCCTGGTTAATGTTTATGCAGAAGATGAATGCATGTATAAGAAACGAGCTCATCTTGTTGAGGTATCTGCAATTGGCTTGATTCCAAATCTTACACTGGACTACTACATGGATCAAGAGACATTCAACATTGAATTGCAATCTAAGTATGAAGATGCAAACGACCGGAATCTGCTCCTTGAATTCACCTCTAAAGTAAAAGTTGAATCAGGAAGCGAAACGACCGACAATGGCGTGTCTCAAATCACGACAATTAAGAATGGTGCTGCTAGCTTAACAAAAGCCGTAGTTCCTAATCCAGTTAACTTGAAGCCTCGACGGACTTTCTTGGAAGTAGAACAGCCAGCTAGCTTATTCGTTTTCCGGATGAATAAGCAAGGTGAACTAGGTTTATTCGAGGCAGATGGCGGAGCATGGCGCTTAGAAGCTATTCAAAATATTGCTAACTATCTCAAAGAACAATTAAAAGACCACGGGAATGTCACAATCTTAGCTTAATAACAGGAGGAAACAAAAATGACAGAACAATACAACAACTTCGAACGTGAATTAGATTGGAACGAACAAATCACCCAGGACAGCGAATTCGTCATCTTAGAGCCAGGCGAGTACTGGTTCAAAGTTGAGAAGTTTGAACGCGGTCGCCACACACCTAAACCTCAAAACCCAGGTAAACTACCTGCCTGCAACAAGGCGGTCCTAACCCTGGAAATCACAACAAATGATGGTCAAACCAAAAAGTTAACCCACAACTTGTTCTTGCACTCACGCACAGAGGGAATGCTATCAGCCTTCTTCGGTGCAATCGGTCAGAAGAAACATAAGGAACCTCTTCAAATGAACTGGAACCTAGTGCCTGGCGCTGTCGGCGTTTGCTCCATCAAGAAAGGCCTATCTCGCAATGGTAACGAGTTTAACGAAGTCGGCTACATGATCTACCAAGACGATGTCGACCCAACCAAACAGTTAAACCAACGACCAGGGATGGCAGCACAACCTATGATGCAAGCACAGCCTCAATTCCAACAACAAACACCTGTGCAACAGTATCAACAACAACCATTACCTACCTCTCAGCCTCAACAATGGCAACAAGGTAGATTCTAATAGGTGACTCGAATGGAATTACGACCTTATCAACAAGAAGCCCGTGAGTCCATTCGAAGAGAATGGGAAAACGGCAATAAGAAAACCCTGCTGGTACTGCCAACAGGGTGCGGGAAGACTATCGTCTTCTCTAAAGTAATCGAAGACCGAGTGAGAAAGGGCGAGCGAGTGCTCGTCCTAGCTCATAGGTCAGAGTTGCTAGAACAGGCAAGCGACAAGCTTAAACAATCAACAGGACTCAATACTGCTACAGAAAAAGCAGAAGAAACAAGCATTGGCAGTTGGTTCCGCGTAGTAGTTGGCTCCGTCCAAACGCTACAGCGTGACAAAAGGCTTAGAAAATTCGCCAAAGACCATTTCGACACAATTGTGGTAGACGAAGCGCATCACTGCATTTCAGACGGCTACCAACGAGTGCTAGGACATTTCGACCAAGCGAATGTACTAGGCGTGACAGCAACACCGGACCGTGGGGATATGCGCAATCTTGGGACTTACTTTGAATCATTAGCTTACGAATACACCTTGCCTAAAGCAATTAAGGAAGGGTACTTATCTAAGATTAAGGCACTCACAATTCCTTTGACCTTGGACCTTTCAGGTGTTGGTACGCAAGCTGGTGACTTCAAATCAAGCGACCTAAGCTCTGCGTTAGATCCGTACCTTTACCAAATCGCCGATGAGATGGCTAAGCAATGCCAGGACCGTAAGACGGTGGTATTCCTACCTCTCGTTAAGACGAGCCAAAAATTCCGCGATATTCTCAACGAGCGTGGCTTTAAGGCTGCAGAGGTGAATGGTGAGTCCAAAGACCGGGCAGAGGTCCTAAAAGACTTCGAAGATGGCAAATACAATGTGCTTTGCAATTCGATGCTATTAACTGAAGGTTGGGATTGTCCATCAGTCGACTGTGTTGTGGTCTTACGGCCTACAAAAGTTAGGGCCCTCTACAGCCAAATGGTGGGACGAGGCACTCGGTTATTTCCAGGGAAAGAAGAGTTACTGTTGCTAGACTTCCTATGGCACACAGAACGGCACGATTTATGCCGGCCAGCAAGTATTATTGCAACCGACGAAGCCGTTGCTAAAGCGATGACTAAACGTTCGGAAGAAGCAGCTAACGTGGCCCTAGACATCATGGACTTAGAAGAGGTAGCAGTTAAGGATGCCGTCGCAGAACGTGAAGAAGCACTGGCTAAGAAATTATCTGAGATGCGTAAACGTAAGCGGTCGTTAGTAGACCCTCTACAGTTCGAAATGAGTATTCAAGCAGAAGACTTGGCCAACTATGTTCCTGCTTTTGGCTGGGAAGCTGGACCGCCGTCTGAAAAACAACTGAAGGCACTAGAGAAATCCGGTATCTTCCCAGACGAGGTAGAGAATGCCGGTAAAGCCAAGCTTATCCTTGATCGCCTTGATAAGAGACGAAGCGAAGGGTTAGCGACGCCAAAACAAATAAGATGCCTAGAGCGGTATGGATTCCGCAACGTAGGCATCTGGAAATTTGATAATGCTAAGCGACTCATCGACCGGATTGCAGCCAATAACTGGCGCGTCCCTCGTGGTGTCGATGTCGCTAGTTATGAGGGGTGAGAATTATGGAAATCATCTTACTATCAATCATCACATCTGGCATCGTATCGTTTCTGATGATGAAGTTACAGATGAAGATGATAGAGATTTGGATGAATAGATTTTTTGAAGAAGAGTCCAGGAGAATAAAAAGATTACTCAGATAAGCATATTTGACAGAAGTGGGACCCAAACATGGTTGGGACAATTTTTCCTTCAACTAACTCAACCCTGTCAAAATCCATAATGTGAGCTTTGACATAATCTACTTGTTCAGGAGGAATATTATCGTAATTGGCACCATTTTGTTGGGCGTCTTTAAACGATTTTCCTAAAGCCTCGGCGTTCTTGTATTCGATAGATTGGTAGATTTCTTCGTATGCATTTTCTTCAAGTGAGTATCTATCGTATGTTACCTCAACGAGATTTAACCTAACTAAATTATCGATTGATGCTGCCATAGACTCCTGTCCGCAGTCTACGTTTTTATTTACGTAAAGATTGTCTAATGAGATAGTAAAACCTCCAGAAAGTTTATGCATCAGAACTCTTCCGATAACTTGATTTCCATAGTATACAGAACGTAAATTCGCGGCATCTAAAGGAGTTATTTGTTTAATAATTTCTACGAAAGCAGGGTGAATATTCTCGTCATTCGTTTTATCCATTGAGGCAGCAATGAGATTGGCGAACATTTCTCTCATCTCCTCTTCTTCGATATAAAATTTAGATGCTTCTAAAGCTGGACCGACGACGGATAGCGAGGGTTCTTGAAGATTGTCTTCTGGAATGGCAACGACCTTTTGAGCAATACTTTCTTTGTATTGTTGGATATTTAGTTCGTTCTCAACCCGCTTTTTCTCCGCAGCTACGTGCAATTTATCAAATCCAGCAAGCACCATAAGATCATCCAGAACTTGTCCTGGGACGGTGGCTTTACCTAATGCAGCTCCTGCAAAGCCTGAAGCAAAAGTTGTTAAAGCAGTTGTAATGATTGGATCCATACAAGACACATCCTTATACGTGTATTTTTAATCACATTATATCACACAGAGAAAGAAGGTGATACCTTGTCAGAAATTAAATTAACTGAGCTACTCGAATATGTCGATCCTGCACTATGCTCCTATCAGGAATGGGTAAACGTCGGGATGGCCCTCAAACACGAAGGCTACACAGCTATGGACTGGGACTCATGGTCCAAGGGAGACCACGCACGCTATCACGCAGGTGAATGTTTTAGAAAATGGGACTCTTTCGAAGGCAGCAACACCCCGGTTACTGGTGGGACCATTTACCAAATGGCAGTTGATGGCGGCTATGAACCGCCAAGGTCATACGACGATGGCCGAGGAGAACTCGACTGGGATAGCACAATCAAGTATGACAACGACTATAAAATCATCGATAAAGACTGGGTAGAAGCCAAAGAAATTAAAGAGCCTGATCACTGGAACCCAGTGGCAGAAATTACTAAATACCTCGAAATCTTATTCGATAGCACCGAAAACGTCGGGTATGTGACCGAGACGTGGGAGAAAGATGGCAAGCATCTACCGACCTCTGGCTCATACGACCGAACTGCAGGTGAGTTAATCCAACTCCTTAATCGATGCGAGGGGGACATAGGAAGAGTATTCGGGGACCCGAAAGAAGAAGCTGGTGCTTGGATTCGATTCAACCCATTGGACGGTAAGGGCGTCAAGAATGACAACGTGACCGATTATCGGTACGCCTTGGTCGAGTCAGACAGTACCGACCTAGCAAAACAAAACGCCATTATCCGAGAGTTAGAGCTTCCTGTTGCATGCTTGGTCTATAGCGGTGGTAAATCCGTACACGCAATCGTCAGAGTTGAGGCAAAAGACTACAACGAATACCGGACTCGTGTTGACTACCTGTATAGCATCTGTAAGAAGAACGGCCTAGCGGTCGATTCTCAAAACAAGAATCCTAGCCGCCTTAGCCGCATTCCTGGGGTTATCCGGAATGGCCACAAGCAATTCCTCATTGATACTAACATCGGTAAAGCTAGCTGGGATGAATGGTACAAGCATATCGAAGACTTAAACGATGATTTGCCGGACCCAGAGGGGTTAGAAGATTTCTGGAATAACATGCCAGACCTTGCCCCTGAGTTAATTCATGGCGTATTACGTCAAGGTCACAAAATGCTAATGGCAGGGCCGTCTAAGGCCGGTAAGTCATTCGCACTCATCGAGTTATCAATTGCTATCGCTGAAGGTAGCAAATGGCTTGGTTGGCAGTGCGAAAAAGGGCGCGTCCTCTATGTCAACCTAGAGCTAGACCGAGCATCTTGCTTACACCGGTTCAAGGACGTTTACCAAGGCCTAGGAGTTGCGCCGCACAACCTAGGAAACATCGATATTTGGAACCTACGTGGTAAGACCGTACCGATGGATAAACTAGCTCCAAAGCTTATCCGTCGAGCAGCCAAAAAGCATTATACAGCAGTCATCATCGACCCGATTTACAAGGTTCTAACCGGTGACGAGAACAGTGCTGATCAGATGGCACACTTTACCAACCAGTTCGATAAGGTGGCCACAGAGTTAGGCGCATCCGTTATCTACTGCCACCACCACTCTAAGGGGTCTCAAGGTGGGAAGAAATCCATGGACCGTGCAAGTGGTTCCGGTGTATTCGCCCGCGACCCAGATGCCCTAATTGACCTGGTAGAACTTGAAATCAACGAAAGTCTAGCTACTCAACAGTTAGATAAGGCTAAATGCCAAATCTACAAAGAGAGCCTCTTAGAACTAAATAAGCGATACTACGAGAAGTATGTGGGCTTGGACGATTTAGAGTCCGCCTATCAGATGAAAGAACACGCGCTCAAAGCAATCACCACTTCTCAATACTACGAAGTAAATCAACGGATTAAGGCAGCTGAACGTGAGCAGAAGCAACGGACTGCCTGGAGAGTTGAAGGGACGCTCCGAGAGTTTGCGAAGTTCGAGCCGGTCAATATCTGGTTCGGGTATCCAGTGCACACAGTCGATGACTCAGGCGTCCTAAATGATGTCGAGCCGGAGGATGCTCAACCGACTTGGAAGAAGAATTTCGACAAGAAAAAATCTCCTGATGAGAAGAAGGAAGAGCGCAAGCATTCGTTCGATACGGCGTATAGCGCACTCATTGATGGCATCGAGCCGGTTACGATTGACGGCCTGGCAGAGTACCTAGGTATCTCAGATAAGACAGTTAGACGTCGCGTAAAGGAAGCCGGAAGTTATAAAATTGAAGGTAATTCCGTTATTAAAATAGACTAGAAAAAACAGGCATGGACAAGACAAAATCGAGGACATTTTTCGAGGACGTCCTCGATGGACATTTTCGATTTTGTCCGTGTCCGGAACGCGAAAATGACCTTTGGACAAACTCGAGACATTTTCGATTTTGTCCGTGTCCGGAACGCGAAAATGACCTTTGGACAAACTCGAGACATTTTCGATTTTGTCCCCGGGACAGACAGCTATACCCCTAAACAGGGGGTAATTAGGAAGTGTCCCTGGCTAGGTCAAAGGCAAGAACAGGAACAGGAACAGGGGGCTAAGGCTCCGCCCCCTGTAACCCTGTCCGTGTCTGTCCTTGCCAAAGCGCGAGAAAAAGAAAAAAAAATTTTGAGGTGAAAAAATTATGGCAAGACGTAAAAGATCAAAACGATTGGAAGTCGCGAAAAAAATGCCGCGGCTTTATCACACCCTACCAGGTGAAAGATATTATCCAGAGAACTCTGAAGTCCTTGAGTGGTTAGGTGAGCAGCACGAGATGATGGAGTGGCTGTTCGAGCAACTTCGAAATGCTGGCTATGTCGAATACGACAAAAAGACTGGTCGATGGAGTGGTATCGAATGCTAGAGTTCTTTATCCCGCTCAAAAAGATTCCGACCGTCACTCATCAGCAAAAGAAGGCAGCAGTCAAAAACGGCAAGCCGGTATTCTATGAAGACGAAATGCTGAAGCAGGCAAGAGAGTTATTCATGGCCCATCTGTCGAACTACAGGCCTGATACAAAATTAGAGGGGCCTATCCGGCTCACGACTAAGTGGCTATTCCCTCTAACGAAAGGCAAACAGAATGGCGAGTATAAAGTCACTAAGCCAGACACAGACAACCTCATCAAACTCTTTAAGGATTGCATGACGAAACTTGGCTATTGGCATGACGATGCTCAAGTAGCTAGCGATATCATTGAGAAGTTCCACAGTGAGGTGGTCGGGATCTATGTAAAAATTGAATCATTGGAGATGGGGACATGGACATGATAATTATCTTAGCTGCGATTACAGCATTCGTATCACTAGGACTACTGGTATCGGATGTGAGATTCAACGAAAAAGGAGAAAATGACAATGAATGATTTAATCGAAAAAGTAAATCAATGGTTCTTTGACCGAGACCTGGCCGAAGGAGATGGCTTAGGTCAACTACAAAAACTGCATGAAGAGATCTATGAGCTGGCCGAAGCTCGTATAGTCAATGATTTCTCTGCTGAGGTGGATGCAGTTGGAGACATCACTGTCGTGCTAATTGGTTACTGTTTACAACGTGGTCTGACCTTGGAGCAATGCCTGGCATCGGCTTATGACGAGATTAAGAACCGTACCGGCAAAGTCGTGGATGGGGTGTTCGTTAAAGATGAGTAATATTACCGTATATTCAAAGCCTAACTGCATGCAGTGCGAGTTTACTAAGCGATGGCTGCACAACAACGGATTGCCGTATACAGCTATCGATGTTACGAAAGACGAGCTGAGCTTGGATTATATTAAGCGCCTAGGTTATCAAAATCTGCCTGTGGTGGTAGTTGACGATGGCGACAAGCACTGGTTCGGCTTCCGACCAGATCTGTTAGAAGAATTGAAGGAGAGATAAAAATGAACAAAATCTATAAAGTCAACACGTTTGAAAAATTGGAGTATTTACTTAACACCTTGCATAAGAGAGGTGCTAAGTGGTCAGATGGATGTAGTTTAGACGATAAAGATATGATGGTTCAGGCTTGGGACAAATATGGACTCGAATTCAAGTCTTGTAATGGCCTAGTCATTTACAACGAAAACAATTCAATTAAATTTTCTAGTCTAAGCTATCTCTATAACGCTATTAAACAATATGAAATGGACGGAGAGGAGTACATCATCATCGAGGATGTGAAACTACCAAAGCCGAGCGAAAAACCAAAAGTGACAGAGATTTATTTCCACGATGACACAGGCGGAAAGCTAGGCGGAGACAGAATTTTCAGAGTAACGGAAGAAATCCAGGTGCAGCCACATCAACCTAATGTGATTCAGCCAGGACATTATAACCAAGGTGACATGGACCTCTTCGAGATTTTCTATCATCAATACCCATTTAACGAATTCAGAACAGGCATGCGGATGATTGCTGCTCGCTACTATCACAGATACCCTGACAAGAACGGTTTGCAAGACTACGACAAGGGCGATGAAGTGATGCGCCACTTGCGTGAGTACGAGGAGCGTGAAGCAAATGGCAGATAAGCTAGAAATGAAAATTCGTAAAGAGCATCGAGACTTCCTTAAGAGAAAGGCTCAACAGTACCGTAGACAAGCGATGAAGCACGCCTATGATAATCCTAAGCGGTATAATGAGCTGGTATACGAAGCTCGCCAATTCGACCTCTGTGCTGGGCTGATTTATAGCGAGGAGGATGATTGATGGAGAATCTGACTAAAGAACAGCTTACCGTCATCTCTCAGGTAGTGAAGTCTGAACTCGATAAGGACCAGAAACGCAAAGCCAAAGAGTTGAAAGATTACCGCTTGCGGAATACAACGCTCTTAGTCAAAAACTATCGCATGCTGAGAGTACACTGCGATACAATCGTGGAAGATTTAGAAGTCTATGAAGATTCCGTCTATGATCCACAGGAGCTGACATTGAACACTCTGATGAAGTACAAGGCCCGGACGGCAAAAATGCTGGACTACTTCGATAGCATCTTCCGGGCCTATCATGAACTGGCTGAACGAGATACCGAAATGATGCTGAGACGATGGAAGACCGTCTATCAAATGTATGTCGGTCCAGATAAGCACACTGCGGTCGATATGGCTGAATATTACGGTGTGGACGAGCGGACAGTATATCGCTACCTCAATAAAGCTTTCGATGAGCTATCAACACTGCTATGGGGTATCACTTCATTCGATGATTTTGAATGA